TCACCGTCTTCAACAACTTCTATAAGTATCATTGGATTTCCCGTAATTAAAGTGGCAATCCATAAAGATAAATTAGCTAGTAGCATAAACGGTGCAGCTAAAAATTCACTCATTGTTTATCTTTCTATATGCTTCTTTTTTCCAGTCAGCGGCAGCTTGCTCACCTTCTGGTCCAGCATTGTTGGCGTTATAGTATTCTTTAATTCTTTGGTATTCTGTTTCAATAATTAATTCGTCAAGTTGACGGTCAGTCATTGAGCTTGCTAAGGACTCATCCATCCCTAGCTCACTCAATGCTGTTTTATTATCGGGCTCAATGCCCAGGCGTACTGGAAGAATGCCAGTTGCTTTACGCGAAGAAGTAGTCACTGTTAGTCACCTCTCTAATCTCCAGAGATCCAAGCTCTGGTTGTTCATAGTTAAAAGTTTTAGGGTTAGTTACAATCATGTGTTCAATCACATCAAAGAAGTTACTATAGTCATACATCTTAATAAACTTGTCTTTAATAAGCTCAAGTAGTTTATCTACATCACAAGCATGCACACTAAAAGAATCATGAACAGCACCAAAGTCTGCATCCCATTCTTTAATTACGCTAGCCATATGCGCGGCATCCATTGAGTGCACAAAGTTAGGAGAGATACCTGACATAAAAGATCTGATCTTTGGTTTGTCTGTATTCTCTTTACCAACATGCTGGATACGAATTGTATCGGTTAGTTCTTCTGTACCATCCTCTTTCTTAATTGTAGGTTTAATCTTACGCTCACTACAACTAATGATTGCTTTCTCTTTGAATTCGTTTTCTATGAATGCTTCATAGATAACTGGAAAGCCGGAGGGTGTTGTCCAGTTGATTGACTTTTGTTGTGTTTCTTTTGCGTAGTCCGAAGCTATCTCTGCTTCTGCAATCTTTTGCAGGAACTTCATAGTTTGCAATGGACCAGCACAAACTTCGTCAATTGATTTTACTAAGTGCTTAGCAAGCAACTGACAGTCTTCCTCAGTAATGTTATACTTCTCAAGGTATCCTTCAACATGACAATCAAGATACATGTTCTCAGCAATCTTCTGGGCGCCAGCACTATAGGCACGAGTCATAGACCCACGCTTGGCAATACCTTTACGGATATGTTTCATGGGCATCTGGCGCTCGCTGAACCACTCTGGTAATCTGGTAATAAGATTCTTAGCACACTGTACATAGAAGTCTTTCTGGATCTCTTGAGGAACTACACCTACTAGTTCTCCTGCTTGTTTATCTTTAGACATCGCTGACAGATGTTGCCATCCGTTGTTGCTACCATCTACAGGAATAGGTAAGTGTGTATAGTATTCACCCTCACTATGTAAAGCATTATAGATTTCAAGTACACAAGAAAGTAATGTGATTGGTTTCTCTGCAGTTAAATCAATTCGTTCTTCTGCAGCAATCTCCATTAGCATATCAATGTTATTATCTGTCCATGCTTCACGGTCTTGTAAGGTCATCTTATCTACGGAGATATCTTCTAGCTCTTCGTCCTCGAGATAAGGTAGATAGTCTGTAGATAACCATGAGGGTAGCTTGTCTTTTGTATAGGTTTGATTATAGCAACAAGCAATGTGGATCTTAAGTCGTCTTAGCCCTTCCTCTGTCATTAGCTTTCCACGGCTAAATAACATTTGACCCCTAGCAATATCATTACTTTGGAAGTTTAAGAATGGTGTGGTGTAATATATCCGACCGCGATAGTCTGCTTCGGTATATTGGTAAAAGGTTTTGTCCCCAATTAATTCTGATCGTACCATAGTTAAATCAAACTCAATGATCTTAGACTTATATTTCTTTGGGAACTGTTTATGCTGACTAAGAATTTTATTACGATTACGAAGAAGTATATCCCGCACTTGCGTATTAATTTTCCAACCAGTTTGTTGTAGCACATTCATGCTATGCACAAAGTCGCGATAGAGATATTGTTGGAACTCCCCACTCCTTTGCTCAGTCCAGCCTTTAATAACTGGTCGTTCAGTAGGTTGCATTAACTGTGAGATTGGTAGTGGCATCTCAAAGACAGTTCCTTTTAATAACTCCATTGACCCTTCAGGTATTATAAGATCCCATTGTTCTGGGACAACTACATAATGGGTTCGGCTTCGCTTGAGGCTACGGTCTAGTGCTTCCATAGGTACAAAGGTTTCTCCTTTGTTCTTTCCTATATTGATCTGATGTGTTTGGTAGAATGCTTCAAGAAACAAATCACCCATCATAACACGCATCTTAAACCAATCCCAAGGCGCTAAATCTTTCGGATCATATTTAATATCGTCCAGAATATAGGTACCAATCGTAACACTAAGATGTGTTAGGTTGGCTTCACCTTGGTATGATTTATTTCCACGAGTACTATTCCGTGTGAAGTGTTGCTGGATAGTATCCATTGCAAAGATCAGGTAGCTCTCAAGATCTTCTGGGTATGTTAACTTCAGAAGACTGCAGGCAATATGGGCTTTAGCTTTTCTTATTTTCTCCTGGAGATATTGGAGTTGAGCCTTCATATTTTATCCTATCTAATTTTAGTTTAGAAAGTAAAAGTAATTTACCGGTATCGTCGGTATAGTCTTCAGAGAATACTACTCTTTCAATTCCGCTTTGTAGTATTAGCTTAGCACATTCAATACAAGGGGTGAGGGTACTATAAATTGTAGCACCTTCAGAAGATCCTGTACTTCTTGCGAGTTTACATATTGCATTTGCCTCAGCGTGAATCACTTCACGTTTTGTTGCACCTGACTCGGACTTACATTCATTATCCATCCCAGCTGGCATCCCGTTGTAGCCTAAGCTAAGAACGTTTCCGTCCTTAACTATGATGGCCCCAACCTGTCTCTCATAATCATGGGACATGCCTGATACTTGATAAGCAATACCCATGAATAGTTGATCTAGTTTTTCTTGACTTGGCATTTATATACTCGTAAAAGTTTCGGAACCGGCTCTTAGTCTTCCGGTTTCTGGGTTGTATTTTGCAGAGCCAGCTCGACCAGTGAGGCCAGTGAAGCGTGACTTAAGGACTCTGAACTCAATTGTGTTTCGCTCGAACGGATCGTCCGAGACAAGGTTTCGCGCGAAGGCAATGATGTCGAACGAGATCTGCTTGATCGAGCCACTGCCTTTGATGTCATCGATTGACGCAAGGTTTCCCTCCTCAAATGATTTACCACCACCTGGTGCTTTTCTTAAGTGCGAGATTAAGCCGAGCCAGACGTTGTGTTTCTTTACGATCTTTAGAAGATCACTCATTAGTTTATCTACAGCTTCATTACCACCGAGTCCTTCTGATCCTTCAGAAACTGCAATAGTAATGTGGTCAAGGATAAGATACTTGCATCCCATCAGTGCCATGTATTCGATCTTGTCTAGCAATGAGGTATCTGCACAAGAACCTTGGTGATCGAGCAATACTAGACGCTCATCTTTAAAGACTTGCTCAAAGCCTTTACGTAATTGGTTGTCAGGCAATACTCGTATATCATCATTTGATTTCATTAGTGACATAGCAATAAACTTTTCAGCAGTATCACCAACACTTTCTTCAAGTGAGATCAAACCAATTCGATCTTGAGTTTTATCAAGTAGATCAAGTGCAATCTCTTTGATGACTGTAGATTTACCGCTACCAGTACCTGAAGTAAACAAAGTAATTTCACCTTGCCGAATACCCTTTAGCTTTTCATTAAGGCCGTCTAAGCATTCAGGGTATGGGATACTTTCAACAGCTTGGCGTGCTTTAAACTGGTCCCAAATAGGTTCACCCATAACAATACCGGCGGGTGACCAGGTTTGAGCATTCCAGATCGCATCAATCAAAGATTGACTACCATGTTTTAGTAGCTGTTCATTTGGATCTTTCTCTAATAGACGTCCAACTTTGCAACGCCCTGCGCCAATAATCTTTGCGGCGTGCTCAACCGCCTTCTGTCCTGGTTCATCGGTATCGAATAGTAGCACGATAGTTTCAAACTGCCGGAGCCATTCGAGTTGTTCCAGTAGTGCCTTTGTACCAGACGCTGAGGGAATTGATACGACTGGATAGAACCTTTGATAGCGGTCATAGTATGCCTGCGCAATCGATAGCGCATCAATCTCTCCTTCGGTGATGACAAGCATCTTGCCACCTGAAGAGTTGGCTTGGCCGAATAATTCATGGCCTTTAGTGTCTCCATGAATGAAGAAACTTTTGGGTAGTTGTCGTTCTTTGTATCCAACGATTGCTCCGTTCTTAGTCAATGGATAGAAGTGGCTGCCACCCGAACCGTCGGGGTTAACAGACATCTTTACTCCAAAGTGATCTACAATTTGCTTACTAATCCCACGACTAGTCATAGCAAAACTATTTAGGTCTGCAATCTCAGAGACCTGGATTCTTGTATTGTTTGAAGTGATTGGTTCGAAGTCAGTCATTTCAGTAGTTACTTTCTTTGTTGAATAGTTACAGGAAAAACAGTAGCCACCATCATCATATACTGTAAAGGCATCTGATGAATCGCAGTTCGGGCATTCTGTTTGTTTATAGCGTGTCACTTCCAGAGTTCCTCTTCTTTCGCTTTACGGATTTGTCTACGTCTCGAAGAGCTTTGCTGCTTCTTCTGCATGCGAAGCGCCTTCTTTGATTTGTTCATCGTGTACTCTTCTAATTCTGACGTATAAAAATTCTCTTCCTTTGGGGACAATTGTTTTGTGTAGTTCTGCATGATATACCTTATTATCATTAAACTCTTCGAAGATACCTTGGTACGTATCGAAGAGTGGTTTAAGTACATTATCTAAGTCAGCTCCTCTATTTGAGAAGCCAGCTACAATAAAGAATGCCACTTGGTCATCGCCGAATGGCCATTCCATATCAAGAATCTCATCACGTAATTCGTTCTGATAATCAATGTATTGCCTCTGCTTTATCGACTTGTTCCGGTATGTCATGTTGTTTGCTGACAGGGGCTTGACCCTGAAGGTGTGTTCTAATGTCGTCATATTCCTTCCATGAGGTTAGCATCCTTAGTAGTTTATAAGATACCTCTAATTGTTTAAGACTACCGCCATGACCACGCCAAGCAGCACGAATCCTATTCCAACGACGCGGTTCAGGAACACCGGCTAATATCTTCTCAGCTTTCTTTGGTCCAATACCTTTAAGGCCTGGTATACCATCAGTAGAATCACCAGTAAGACATTGAATCATAAGGTTATAATGCGCTTTGTCATCATCAATAAATTCCCATACGTCTTTACCATAGTTATAATGATTGCCTGGGATTTGTTTTAAGTCTTTATCAATACCACAAATTACATATTGATCGTCGTTTTCCCGTGCTTCATAAGCCCAGATAGCAACAAGATCATCAGCTTCCATACCATTAGCAGGGATTGCACCTTGATCTAATGAATACTTGTG